CCTTTTGCACGCCATTGCACATCGATACCGGATGGGAAAGTAATGTCTTTACCCAAAATATTTTTCGTACTAGTTTGCAGGCTAAAGTGTGGCATTTTTGGCATTTCTGGTTTTGGAATCTTTAATTTCAAATCACTGAAAAACCCTTTGATTTTATCAATGAATCCCTTTACTTTATCTACCGCATCTTTTATCGGATCAACGATAAATCTCTTTGCTGCATCAAATTTTTCTTGCGCTGCATTCTTTACAGAATCAAATTTTTCCCGTGCCGTATTGTACATATCATTGAACTTCTCTTTTGCAGAATTATAAGCTGAAATCACTGGATCAATAATATATTTATAAACTAGATTCCATGCCGTAAGTGTATAAGATTGGATTTTGGCCCAATTACCTAGTATCCAATTCGCTAAATCATTCAATTTTTCTTTCGTTGCATTCCACAATTCCTGAACAGGCTGAATGACATATTGTTTTACTAAATTCCATGCTGCGGAAGTATATGATTTCACTGTCTCCCACTGTGAATTTAACCAAGAAACAAGCTCACCGATTTGTCCTTTAACCCAGTTCCATGCTTCTTGAATAGGTTGAGTAATATATTGTTTAAATAAGCCCCAAGCAACTTGTGCAGCAGCCTTTATAAGTTCCCACTGCGTACTAAGCCATGTGACCAATTCACCAATTTGTGCACTTATCCAATCATACGCTTCCTGGATCGGCTGTATAATATATTGAGATATTGCCGCCCAAGCAATTTGTGCACCTGCCTGTATTAATAGCCATCCTGCTTCAAGAACCGTCGAAATTAGTGAAATAATTGGGTCTAAAACTGTCAGTATTGTATTCCAAGTATCTTGCCAAGCTTGAGTCAATGTTCCCCACAATTCAGATGCTGTTTCGACAATCCCCGTCCACAATCCACTGAAAAATTCACCTAAAGGAGACAATATACTATCTGCTAATTCAATGAATGAAGACCACGATTCTGAAAAATAATCAGTAATACCTGTCCAAATTTCCGATGCCGTATCAGAAATACCCGTCCATAGATCAGTGAAAAATTGACCTATAGGTTCAAAGAATTCATTTACCATATTTAAAAAATTTGACCAGGCTCCAGAAAAGTAATCAACTGTGGCAGACCAACCATCACTGCATGCCTGAACTAAACTAGACCACAATTCACCAAACCAATCTTTAAATTGGGACCATTTTTCAGAAAGCCAATCGGTTATTGCCCCCCAATTTTGAATTACTGCTATAACCACTGTAATTACAGCAGCTATACCAGCAATAACAAGCATAACTGTACCAATCGTTGTCCCTAGTGCTATGCATGATACAACTACAGCCGCAATAATAGGAGCTAAAAGACCTACTACAGCCGTTAATCCTAGAAAAATAAAAGTAAAATTTTGAATCGGCTCTGGTAATTTAGTAAATCCATCAACTAAAATCTTTATTCCCTCTACTACTGGAGGTAAAATATCTTTAGCCAATTCAGCAAGCTTTTTTCCAAGGGGTTCAAATGCTGCTTGCGTTTCCCTTAAAGCGCTCTGAAATTGTTGACCGAACGATTCTTCTTGAAGTTTCTTCATTTCATCCATACGTCCAGTTACATCACCAAGACCACCATGTACATTATTTAAACTAAGTACAGCTTCAGCGCCCATGTCTTCCCATTTCACGCCAAATAAAGCAACACCAATCTGGTTTGCTTTTACTTTGTCATCCATCTTTTGAAGATCACCTAACACAGCATTAAAAACATCGGCTGCAGTTCCCTTACCTTCATTGAATGACTTCCATACTTTTTGCGTCTCTTCAGATAAATCGCCGAATCCTTCTGATACACCTTTCGAACCATCTTGTACACGGATACCAAATTCTTTCACTAGGTCATTGATATAGTCTAAGTTATACGAACCACTTTTTGTTCCATTTGCTAAAATCGTAAACATTTCTTGAGCACTAAAACCACCTTGTTTAAATAAAGGCGCATATTCAGATAAATTATCAAATAATTCATCCGAATAATTTAAACCTTCTTGAGCACCGGCAGCAAGTAAATCAAATGTTTCTTGTGTAGATAAACCAAATTGACTCATCAACTGCCCTGCACCACGAGTCGCTTCGTTTAAATCAACATCGTAAACTTTAGCTAATGTTAAAACGTTTTCCGATGCACCTTGTAATTCTTCATGTGGAACATCGCGCATATTTTGATAGACTTTTATAAGCGCATTATCTACCTCTTCAAGATTTTCACCAAAACCTTTTTTCCAAGTATCAACAGCAATCTTTTGAAGATTTTCGGCACCTTTTCCAGTCAACCCTAACGAAGCTTGAATTTTCCTCTGTGATCCATCAAACTCTATTGCTGTATTTACAATTGACTTTCCCATTTCAATCAATTTTTCGGATATTCCTTGTAGAACTTCAGCGGCTTCCATTAAATTGTTCATATCAAGTTTCTTATTGATTTCCGCCATACCATCCGCCGCTTGTGAACCACTCCGCCCAACACTCTGTAATGAGTTTTCAAATTGCTTTAATGTAGTTTTTGCTTGGTTTAATTTAGCCTCAAGTTGCTGCACTTCGGTAGAATTCTCACCATACACACGCTTTGCTGCACTTAATTGTTGTTCTAAGTTATGAACGACCCTATCAGTCATTTCCATTTGCTGACGTAGTTGTTTCTGTGCTAATTCCAACTTATCAGCTTCACTAGCGTTTGCTCCTAATTCAGCATTCTGAAGTTTAAAAGAGCTTGTGAGTTTCTTTTGTTCTGCCTCAAGTTTCTTAGAATTCTCTTGTAAATCAAGTAAAGTTCCACGTGCTTCCCTAGCTTCAATTGCTTGCTCGGAAAGACCTTCATTCACTCTTTTCATTGCATTATCAAGAGAAGTTTCAGCACGTTCTGCATCAAGCAACTTCCCGTACATTTTATTGAGTTGTTGGGCGGTTGTACTTGTGTCCTTGGACATAGCTTGATATTCAGCACGTAACATAGCTGTACGTTTCTTGGCTGCTTCCATTTGAATTTCAAGCTTCTTTTTTTCAGCAAGAAGCTTATCAGTCATTGTCGCATCTTGGCCCATTGCTGCAATATGATTTTTATATTCTTTCGCTGCATTATTCATAACCATATTGATTTGTTTCAATGTATTTGCATACTGAACTTGGCCATCCATTTTAAAATTAAGAACAACGTTTCTTTCTTTACTATTCCCAGGCATTTTCTCACCTCATTTCTTATAGGAATGGTGTTTGATCTAGCGTGTAAATTTGTTTCGGTTTCTGCTCATGTAATGCATCTGGATTGTTGTATCTGAGATGCATAATGAATTGTTTTAGAAAATGTGCAGGTGTGATTTTCCAGAAATCATCCATGCTTAAACCAAGCAACGTATTACCGACATAAAAATAAAAATCCCAGTCCAATTCGGACTGAGATTCCTCGTTTTTAGTCAGTATGTTTTTTACTTTTTTTCTTGCTTCAACTTCTCCATATCAGAATATTGGAAAGTTTGACCACTGAAAATTTCATATACAACGATGAAAATATCAGGTAAATCATTCATAGGAATAGCACCTTTCAATTCATCTAATGTACATTCTGTACCACCACTACGTACCATCGCATAAATTAATGCACGCATCAATTTCGCTTCATTTTCTCCCAGGCTAAATTGTCCTTTTCTTAACATATCATTCATTTCTTTTTCAAATTCATGATAGGGTGTTCCATACGCCTCTTCCACATAAGGAAAAGATTCAAAAGTAAAAACAACAGGGATTGAAACCCCCTGTATCTTAATGCTATTTCTAGTTATATTAACGTTAACTAAATCACTTAAACGTGCCATAGTTACCCTCCTTATTTACCTGTTTGCGTCGTTCCACCTAGCTGCGCCAGTTGAGATTCATCACAAATTACTTGTTTCAGGAAATCTTCAGCTTTAATTCCTTTTGCCTCTGGATCACCCGTATCTAATTCAGCTTGTGTTACATCATTAAATAACAATGGATCTGCTGTAATTGTGTAAGCAATATCATCCACAGTCATTTCATCACCTTGTGTTTTCCAAGATTCTTCTACTGGAGCAACCGTACATTTTGGATACCAACGTAATATTTTTGTTCCATCATTTAAAGGGAATACAACACCTACTGCGAACTTTGGATACTCCTTCGCCTTCGCTGTTTCAAAAGACACGCCTTTTTTACGTGTTTTAGCAAAGATTTTATCTTTCACTTCACGATTTAGACCAGCAAGATTAAAAGCTAATCCAAACGCTGTATTTTTGACAATGTTAATAATTTTTTTGTTAGATGCCCACTTTGTAAAATTAGTAGAAGTAGTGGAAATCGTTAAATCAGAAATATTCGTTTGTCTATAAACAATATCCTCATAAGTTGGTAGTGCACTAGAAGTTTCATTTCCCTTCATCAAGCATAGATATAAATCTTCAATCCCTACGGAATATTGAATTTCTTTATTTTCAATTGTCATGTATATCATCCTCACATTCTATTCATTATTTTTTGTGCCATAATATCAGCAATTTTATCCCCTTCTGCATCGAAGGTATTCTGAACAAAGTGTTTTCCTTTCACACGCCCCTTACCTTTTACTTTTTTGTGGCCATGTTCAACTAAATACCAATACCAAGCTTCATCTTTAAATTCCACAGATACACGATCATCTTTCACAACAACCTTTAGGCTATCCCTTAAATGTGTCCGCTTGTTTTTATTGGATGCTTTGATTTTTGGTTTTAATTTACTAGCAAAATACTTGGCTGCTTCATCTAACACATCCAAACTTACTTTTTTATTCACCCGTAATAGCGTATTGATATCTTCTAAAGCTTCAGCAAAGCCATTGTTGTTTGAAGCCATTACTGGATACACCTCACATACGTTATAAACTGCGTGATAGTGTCGTCATTCTCGTCATAGCCCATTCCATCAAATTGAGAATAAGACACGCCTGCTTCGTTAAAAACAGCCTTTAATGGCTCGTAATCTTTTTCAGTTCCGTTTGTAATAACTGCAATTTGATAAAGTGGCATATCTTTTAGGACCTTATTAGAAGCCCTCTTATGTTGCTCATTCACAAATTCATACACAATATAAGGGTAATCTATCCCTGTAGGAGCACTATCACGAGAAACTGGAATACCAGATTTCTTCATAAGGCTTCGCAACTGTTCAAAACTAATTTGCATACGATAGTGACACCTCCATCAATCGGTCTTCTTCTTTTACATAAATGCGCTCAATGTTATAAATACGGCCACCAACTTTTACACGATAATTCTTTTGATCGTTTTCAATATCTCGATCAATACGAACTTCAATTTTCTTTACAATTTCATTCGTATCTTTCGTTGTAAATTTGTCAGTGGCCGTAACTCCAATGTTGTTATAACGAATTTTACGTTCTAACGGATATCCCATCACAACACGGTCTGTTTCTGGATCAATCGTTTCTCCTAATTTAAGTAGCTCACCCATCCATTTGAGTTTATTCGTCTTTCTCTTCATCGACATAAACCTCCTGGACAAAGAATGGTGTTAAAGCATTGAGAGCATGTTCTAATTCTTTTTCAGCGACTCTGTAATCATAGAAAATACCGGCGACCATAACAATTAAATACTCAGTCTGTTTGCCTGTCGCATTTTTTACATAAGTCTTTGCTTGTTCAATATAAAAAGAGAGCATGGTTTCATCCATACCCTCTTCCCAATGAATATGAGATTTTAATTTCTCAATTAAATCATCCATATTAAGCTCCAGTTACCGCTTTTACTTCAAAACGATAAACAGCTGGTTCAAATGGGGAATAAATTAATTGACCATCTAATAAGTTATAGATTTGGAATCCAACTTTGTTTGTACCAGCGAATTTTTCAATTAATTTTTGTAATTCCATAGCTCCAATAACATCTTGAATATGGAATGCTGAAAAATCACCAAAATATAAAACTGGTACATCTGGTTTTCCTTTTACATCAGCTGCATCAGTAAATTCCACAGGATACCCAACAAGCGTATTACCAATACCGCCCTCTGCTTGTGTCATTGGACGTAATAACGGAAATCCATCAGCAGTTTTCATTTTCTCAATTGCCGTTAATGCTGCACGGTTAATAATAAATCTTCCTTTTTTCATTACTTCTGTAACTGGTGTATTTTTAAATTCAATTAATGCATCATACATTTTTTGACCTGCATCAGTTGCCTTTAAATCTACCGGTACAGAAGGTGTAAATGCTACTGCTTTCTTCGCTAACGCACCAGGATTTTCATTTCCGGCATCATCGCCGTTAAACATGAAATTAATTTCTTTACGTACATAAGCCTTTTTCAGCTCGTCCACAACGATTTGTTCAATTGGAGCACCTGTCATTTTCAATAATTTTTTAGTAACAGTAGCAAGCGCATCAAACTCAGCTGGATCAAGTAACACTTCATCAAATTCAATATCTGTTGCTACGATTTCATCACTATCTTTACGTTCCTTCTTACGTACATTTGCATCTGCTTTCTTAACAAGAACAGGATATTTCATATCACCTGCTGTTTTATGAACTGAACCATATTTACGTAGTAAGTTCTCTTCTTGAGCATACGTAATAATTTCAGAAGCAATGACTTCTGGAATAGTTACTGATCCATTCCCAGCTTCAATACCAAGTGAACGAGCTTCAGCTTCACTAATTCGACCAACTACAAAATTAGCAAACGCTGAACGAATTTCTTTTTCTTTCTTTTTAGTAGTTTTATGACCTCGAGTAGAAAGACCTGTTGCAATAGCTGCCATTGCTGATTGACGTTGTTCTGCTGTTAAACCAGTTCTATTTTCGCCGCCCTCAGGATTTCCAGTACGACCTTCTCCACCTTCACCAGAACCTTCAGTACCAGATTCCCCAGCACCTTCTTCATCATCTTCGTTTCCGTCTTCACCTTCACCATCATCTTCAAGATTTGCTAAAGCATCTGCAACTTCTTGTAATTGTTTGTTAATTTCATCAATTTCTTCTTGAATTGCTGGTAAGTCTTCAGCACGTAATTCAGGATTCTCAACCTTTGTACGTAATTCCACTAATCTTTCATTGCTTCGTTTTTGTAATGCTAATAATAATTGTTTGTTCATTTACTTTCCCTCCAGGATTTGATTTATTTGTTTAATCATTTTCATTCGTTGTTCTATTTCTTTTCCGATTTCTTTACTGCGAACTAAAGATACTTCCGTATCGTCATAAGCTGGTATTGAAACAACCGATATTTCATAAAGTTCTACTTCTTTAATGGTCCTTAATGCTGGTTCAACATTATAATCCCAATTCTCTTCTGTTATCCAAAATCCAAATGAGCATTGGTTAATATCACCCCTGGACATACTTTCCGCTAAATCTCGCCCAACAGATGTATTAGGTAATTCAATTTCGAATTTCAAACCTTTTTCATCTTCTTCTAGTCGCAATGTACCACTTTTTGTTCTTCCCAGGACATTATCCCAGTTATGATTGAATAGCGCTCTAATATCACCATTCTCAGAAAGAGAACGTGCAAATGCACCAGGTTCAATAACTTCATCGAACCAGCCACCAATAGTTGTCTTTGAATTAAATACAGCTGCATAACCCGTTATCTTTGAAGGGTGTTCTTCCGTAGCATCTCTGGTACTTAATTTGGTGATGTCAAATGTCCGTGTTTCCTTTGTCTTTGCCATTTCCATCACCTCCCTTCAGTGAATCATCTGTAGCTTGTTTTTCACCAATTTTTGATAAATCATTTGAAATATAGATAGCTTGTGACTCAGGTGTATTTTGCATAGGAAATCCAAGCATATCTGCCACATTATCTGGTGATGTAATACCCGTTCGAACAATGTTATATGCAATATTTGTTTTCATGCTATACGTAACGAAATCAAGGATATTAATCTTGAATTTAATACGTTTTCCCGAATTTTTCCCGAAAAAAAGAAGACTCAAATGGTCTTCAAAATTTTTCATTATCGGTCTAACTGCCTTGTTATGCAAATACATCATAGCTTTCTCAAGGTCTTCCTTAATTAAAGCTGTGTAAGTATCCACATTTATACCTAAAAACTTACCTAAATCCTTTTTATATACATTTAAATAGGCCAGAGTTTTTTCATCATCTAATGGGCTCTTAAGTGTTTCTATTGAATACCCTTTACCAAGAGGAATCATTTTAACGGACCTTGATTCATCAATCGATTCCAATTGATCTAAAATTGCTTTGATTAACATAGACTGCGCACCATTCTTAGGATTAATATGCGCATCCATCTTTAACATAAAGGCTAACAAACCACCTTTTTTATATTTATCCGTTAAAGTTTTCTCAGCTGACATAACCCCTTCAAGCGTATCCTTTCCTAAATCAAGAATACCTTTTCCTTTTAAGTGGTCCGCACCAATATTTTTCACATGACGAATCATAAAGGATGAAATTTCTTCTCCACCAACTCTAAAATGCTCTATCAACCTATTATCTAATTCCGTATAAACATTTGATGCTAAATGTAATTGATCACCATCCAGGACTGGGAAAGTTTCACCCTGGAGTAAATAGGTATTAGTCATTAACTTAATGAATTCCGATTGTGTAAGATAGTTATTTGGATTCCTTAATACTTTAAGAGCAAAATCATCTTTAATTTCTTTGCCTTCTTTATCTTCCACAACTATCTCAGCTAACATCATTTGATTACTTATATCTTGTAGCAACTCATAAACATCGCTAGATTCTAAAATATTGTCACTGCTTACATACCTACCACCATAACGAATGCTATTACCTAAAATGTCATCAAACAAACCACGCTTCTCTAACTTTCGATACAAATAATTTGAAAAACGATCGCGTAAACCCAATTTCTCACCGCCTTTCTATCTATAAATCTCACCAATTAATTCATCCATGCCCTCTTCACTCACATCATCCATAATCATCATGGTTTCTTTGTGAGCAACTAAAAAAGCAACAAATCCATCGATTTTCTTTTTGGACTGTCGCTTACTTGGTGCCTTCATTCCATTAATATTTGTTACTACTACAACATTAAGAGCGCAATAAACAAATAAAGGATTGTCTGTAAATAAACGCTTTTCATAAATTAGTATTTCTGAATCATCAAGCATTGCATTCATAACATTTGGATACTGATTTACCGCAATACATTCTAAACCAAGATTTTCAAGTTTCTCTATTAACTTTTGAGACATCGCTGGATCATAATTTATTTGTTGTACATCGTATAAATCCATACATTCAACTATATATTCCATAACTTGATCCTGATCAATCATCTTTCCATCACAAAACGTAGCAAAACCACGTTCAACCATATCAGTATATGGAACATTATCCTCTTTTTCTTTAAAATCTATGTTTTCATTAGGAAGGAAATACATTTGTTTCACTTTTATAATCGACCTTCCTTCATCATCATGTGAAGGGAAGTTTAAACTCACACATGTTAAATCTGTTGTTTTAGATAAGTCTAATCCTAAATAACAAATTTCACCTGTAAGATCACCCAAATCTTCCACAAGAACATGCTGTACTTGATCATGTTCAAAATAATTATCCGCACCATTTACGAAAACATTTAAGTGTTTTGAAAGGAACTCAGCTTTTGAATGTGCGGACTGCTTCGCTTTTTTGAATTCAATCTCAAGTTGTTCCATCGTAACGGAAACACCAATATTGGGGTTAACCATTTCCCAAACTTTACGATCTTCCCAATCATAATTTTTATTAGGTTCCCAGATTGCAACAAATAAAGAATCATCATCATCATTTTCAAGAACAAGTTTCGCATATTTATAAACACGCATACCAACAGATGAAGCACCCTTACCAGCCGTTGAAATATTAAGCATCATTGGTTGTTCACGAGAAATTTGAGCTGACTTTAAGTTATCATACATGTCCATATTTTCTTGTGCATGGAGCTCGTCATTCAACACAAAATAAGGGTTCTTTCCTTCAAGACCCTTCGTGTTTTTCGTTAATACTTTGAATTTATTTTGATATGCAATTCCATTGATGCTATATCGATACATAGCACCACTAACTGTTCCATTCACACCTTTATAAATTTGTGTATGTCGTGCTAGAGGTTCGGAGTTTTCTATTGCTTGTGCAATTGGTTCAGCTGCATTTTGCGCTTGTTCATAATCCGATGCCGCACAATAACAATCCGCTCCAAGTTCAAGTTCTCCATACATAGCATAGAGCAATGCACCTGCTGCAATAATTGTTTTTCCATTCTTTTTTGGTACTTGAACATATGATTCACGAATAACACGGACTGTTTTTCCTTTTTCGTTTTTATGATACCAACCATACATATTCGCAAAAACAAACATTTCCCAAAGCTCTAATTCCATCAATTGACCTGCAAGTGGTCCTTTAACATGACGGATGAACGATTGAACGAAGTCTAACATTTCATTCGCTCGATCTACATCAAACCAAATATCTTTACGCTTTTTCCACTTCTTATAACGTTCTACAGCAAGAATGATCGACTTCGGGTACTTCTTTTTATTACGCATGACGTTATTCGCATACTTATCAGCATAGTTAACGCCTGGTGTAATAATCATTGGGTTTTCCGCCATTTATTCCGATGAGCTGCTAATTCGTCTTTAGGCTCATTAGATTGAATATTCCCTGCATTTTTGGGTGTCTTTTGTACACTTTTCCCCTTATTCGTCATTCCTAGAGCTTCTAACATTTTATTCTTCTTATCATTCCAAGTTTCAACTTGTTGAGCGAGCGGATGTTTCATTTCATTTACTGCACCAGCCTTGTTTTTATGCATTTTTGTAGGAGCAAAACCATCGGCTTTCCATTCTTCAAACATCGTTTTATAAATGATAAAAGCATCTAAATAATTATCAATTAATGGTTCTAAGGAAGGTGTGAAATTATCATCTTCAGTCAATAATTTTATGATTCTATTTCGTTCTTCATCCCTTGCAACATCTAGCATTTCCAACTTTTTCTTCTTTGACATTCGAGCCATTTTCACACCCCCCTTCATTTTTAAAAAATGGCGCAACTATTGATATGCCCCCTACGCTACCTATCCTCCCCAGAGGACAAATTTTAATTTTTGATAGGGGGGCTTCCGAAATAACTCGGAAAAACTTTTTTCGGTTTATCTTCATTTTCTTCAATTGTATGACAAACTGGACAAAGTAATCTTAGGTTATTCTCTTCTAATTTAAGAGTTGGATCTTCCTTGATTGGTATTACATGATGAACATGAGCACGCCTACCAAAGACGAACCTTCCACATCGTTGACAGCATCCATTCTCTCTTTCATATACCTTTGACCTAACATACTTCCATACATCAGTACGATAGAATGGTTTGTTCTCATGATGATAGATGTTCTTCTTATCTTTCTTCTTCCTTGGTTTGTTACGCTTATGTTCTTCACAGTAACGTCCTTTGCTTATCTTGTTATGGCAGCCGTTAAAGTCACAGTACTTCATGATAGTAATTCAATGATATCTTCTTTCTTTTTAACATCAGCTGGAATCTCAATGCCTAGCTCATCAGCATACTCACGTAACTCTTTTATTGTCTTATTACTCAAGATAAGTTCTGTACCTGCTTTACCAATAGCCAACGTATCTTTAGTCAAATATCCTCCTGTTGCAAATCCTTTATCAGCAATCATACTCTCAGGATTAACAGTTACTTCAAATCCTGGTTCTTCACCTGTAGGAACAAATAGACTCTTCTTCTTTTCATTATCCCAATACTCTGTACCTGATATTGTTTTTCTTGTTTCAGTAATCAATTAGATTCACACTCCTTATAATTATTTTCTTTCTTCCAAGTCTCGAACTCTTCTTTAGCAAGACCGAAACCTTTATCTAACCATTGCAACTGTATCTTGTTTTGTTCCACAATCTCAGAGCTAGTTTTAATTGTTACTACAATCTGTTCTCTTCTAGCCTCTTGTTCTTTAATCCACGCATCCATTTGCTTTACATATATCTCATCTGGACTCATTTACTTAACACCATCCTTTTTAAATGCAACACGTTTGCGCTTATCTTTACCTAGATAACCTCAAGAACTCTCTCATGCCATCTACAACCTCTTTATCGTTTTCAATAAGC